ATGCCCCTGTGGGTCCTGAACTACCAGTCGGGCCCGGAACAGTCGAAGCCGCCCCAGTAGGACCTGTCGGTCCGCTAGCGCCAACGTCTCCAGTCGGGCCGGTAGGTCCGGCTACGGTAGATGCTGCACCTGTAGGTCCGGTCGGGCCACTAGAACCAGACGCGCCTGTAGGGCCTGTTGGTCCTGGTGTTGTGGAAGCAGCTCCGGTCGGGCCTTGCTGCCCTGTTGGACCAGTGGGTCCTGCACTACCAGTCGGCCCTGTAGGACCTGTGGCTCCGCCGCCAACAATAGTCACCGTGACATCGCCACCCACTGCCGTAGCGGTGGCTCCCGGGCCTGTAATGTTGAGCGAGGAAAGACCAGACGTAATTTGTGTACCTGCATTAGATACAGGGATGTCTGTGCCAGCGCCTGCCGGACCCGTCGGACCGATTACTCCCTGATCGACGACAAGCGTTATCTGGCTTGCGCCGCCCACTACCAGATCAATATCGCTCAATTCGTAACTCCATTCGATCTTATAAGAAACAATAAGAAGACGATGAGATCTTGAGCAGGCGTTGATCCGCTTGCAGGGATGGCAATCGTGATGTTCCCGGAAAACCCAACTGGGTTGGATGCGTTAATGTCTAGTTGAACGTCGGTGGAAAGCACCGACCACGCAGACTCATCAATCACCAATGTAAACGATCCGCCAGACAAATTCTGGTTAGTAATGGTTAGGCTTACGGGTGTCGGAGTCGGCGTGTAGTCAGCGATGTCAAACGTGAGCCCATATCGGGAGTCACGGACATTTGAAAGCTGACGACGAATGATTTGGCTTGTGATGGTAGCGCCCGTGAGATTGCGCGGCGTACCGTCGGAATTGTTAAGCGTCAGATTCCAGTAAGTTTTCTGGTTGTACACCAGCTCACCGGCAATGATCTGATTATCAAATCCGCTGACTTGTGTCAGGGTATTGCGATTAAAGACTGCCACTTTTCCCTCACTCGGTAAACTAACGTTCGCTAAGCACTCTCAGCAGAACGGGCGGCTATCGTGTCTTTTCTAGATTCTAAGGCTTTTGTTCTAAAGCCGCAATCCTTTGCTCAAGCTCTTTAATTGCATTAGTCAATACCGCAACCATTTCCGGCATCGCCAAACCAAGTCTACTGCCTTTGGGTGTTTCAATTTGCGAAACAACCTCGGGAATAACGGATTGCACGTCTTGAGCAATAAATCCTAAGTGTGGATCGGTCTGCCCTATATAGTTAAATCTTACAGCCTGGAGTTGCAAAACCTTTTGCAAGCCGCCTGTGTAGTCCTGTATGTTTTCTTTTAGATTTCTGTCTGACGAATTTACCCATGAACCAGCATCAGCGTAAGCATTGCCGTTTGAATTAAACGTCCAAGTCTGAGCAGCGCCGCTCGTGTAAAGAACAAGATTCGATCCCGTGGCATAACTTCCCGAGCTGTTTGTATAAACCCAAGAATTATCTGCAAACGATGTCCCTCGCAGACTTGCGGTTTTGCCGCTAGCAAGAGCAATTCCGTTTGTCCACGGATCAGGCAAAGCTGGCGTAGCACCCGTCGGCCCGGTAACTCCCTGCGGGCCTGTAGGCCCGGGAACCGTAGATGAAGCCCCTGTAGGACCCGTAACTCCCTGCGGACCCGTAGGTCCCGGAACTGTAGAAGCTGGACCCGTAGGCCCGGTATTTCCTTGCGGGCCAGGATCGCCTTGAATCCCCTGGATGCCCTGTGGACCCGTAGGCCCTGCAACGCCAGCAGCCCAACTACCGTCGCCTCTCAAAAAGGTCGTGGTGTTGTTTGGGATGTTTTGGATCTGCGTAAAGCCAGCAGAGGTATTAGGAAAGTAATAAGTATTAGAAGCAATACCACCAGATGTAATTCTGATTGCGTAACCATTGGCGTTGGCAAACGTAGACGCGTTGCCGCTTGTCGAACTGGTTTTTTCTACAACCAAAGCCTCCGCAACAAAGCTCGAAAGTTTTAAGCCTTTAACTAAAGGCGAGCCCGCTCCATTAACAATTTGCGCGGTAAATTGTCCGCTAGCGCCGCCGCCAAAAATGACAGGTGAGTCTGCATAAGGATAATTAACCGCATCAATTTTGAAGATGTGATTGTCATAACCTGATACCCCAAGAGAAAACCAAGGCGACGCACCGCTGTAAGTTGTGTAACCCTGAATCTCAAGATTGTTTGAACCGTTAATCGTGATGCGATTGGCACCAGTGCCAGAAGCAATCTCGCCCCTAAGATAAGCAGCGGAAGCGTAAAGACCGCCCGAGGTTTTGTCTAAATACCAACCAGCCGTTCCATAGCTAGATGAAGCAGGAGGAATTGAACCGTTGTAATTGTCGGAAAGAATGCTTTGGAATACAGACGCGGCTATCGGCCCTGTCCATGCAGTGGAGTTAGCCGGCACACCATCAACCGTTACACCGTTAGCGTTGTATCGACCTTGTAGATACCAGAGAACCTGACCAATAGAAATCCCCGGAACCGTTGATGACCAGCCAGCAGGAACCGCAGAACCCGACGTTGGTGTTGTAAATGTTGGTGTCGATGCTGTTTGAGACTGAACGAGATAAGCATTGATAAATGCAATTCCAATCAATCCAGATCCGCCTGTAGGCCCTGCGCTGCCCGTGGGTCCGGTATCGCCCTGTGGTCCTGTAGCTCCTGCGGGTCCGGTGGCTCCGCCAGGCCCCGTGGGCCCGGCCATGCCGGTAGGTGACCAAACAAATGCAGAACTTGTGGCCGACAGTACGCTCTTGGCCGATTCGTTTGCCACCGAAAATGCAAAGTACCAAGTGCCGCCTGCTATCTGTAGGTTCTCAAACTTAACCGTTGATCCGTTGGCAAATACAGAACCGTTACTCAGAATCTGAGTGCCAATGACTTTCCAATCAGTCGCCGCTGGCGTTGCGCTAGATGTATAGAAAAGCGTAACGGTAGTAACGCGTCCTGTTGTCGGCATCGTGCATGTGGCCGAGAATGTTGGCGGCGCAGCGGATGGTGCTAGATCGCCAAGAACTGGAGCGTTAAGCGAAGAAAAGAAAGTTGGAGAAGGAAGGCTAGAGTTTGGCGCAGGAGCGAATGCTGTGATGCTTGCATCGTTATAAACGTCTGCGTTGTACTCGGAAAGCTCTAATGTCGCGCCAAGGTTGCCATCGTCTACAGTCGCCTCCGACACCTTCATGACGCGGAAAAGTTTATTCGTCCAGCCGTAGTCAGCGTTAGTGATGTCAACGACATCACCAGCGTCTACTTGAATGCCGGGATAAGAAGAAGTGATCGTGACAATCAAATCTTCTCTTGCTTGCTCCAGGCGTCGGTTGCCGAGATACTGCGCCTGCACAGAGTTGTTGCAAAACTCTAGGCTTGTCGTTTGTCTGTTGTCGGGTTCATTGGGATACCTCAGGATCGCTGGGGTCTCCATGAAAACCATGTCCGGCTGATCTCGATTGTCCTTTGATGGAAACTCAATCTGAATCTGGTTGATCTGCTGATTAATGTCGATTGCAGAGACCCTGATCTCACCGATAAGGTTTGAGTCGTTAAAAGAGAACGTTGAGCTTTCTGCTTTGTTGATGATGATCGACCACAGACCAGAGGCAGCGTTATAGGCCATCCATGAGTCTGAGCATTCCAGCATCTTCTCGACGTTGTCTAACACTGGTTTACCTGTGTCTACAACACCGTTAATTCGGTATCGAGCTTGAGTCGCTGAGCCGCCGCCAGAAGGTGTATAGGTAATGGTCTGATCGGAGTAAGTATTAAGAGCTGTCGCAGATGCGGAGTCCACAAGACCCGTCATGCCGGCACCGTACTTGTCATCCGTCATGTAGTCATACCAAGCATCCCCAGGCTTGCATTCTGACCCGCCTTTTGGCAAGTGTGTGCAGTAGAACGTGATTGGCTGTAGACCGGTCGTCCCTGCATCCGCGTTGTAATTAAGTTTAACAATGGCAAACGCCAAACCATTCATCTGCCTGCCAGACGAAGGCCAGCGTAAAGCAGCGGGAATGTCAGCACCACCCATAAATACATGAGGTGCCGTACCGTTAACGGCGGTAATGACACCAGCCTGAGTCGAGGTGTAGAGACTGATGTAAAGATTGCCGCTGATTTTGTTATCTACGTTGTTATCGCCATCTGTCAGCGAAATGACTTTTGTTTGATCTGTATTATCAAATGTTATAAGACGGTCGCCGTAGTAAAACTTAGTTCGATCATAAGTAAAGGTTGCAGACGCATCTGAAGAGATGGAAGAGATCGCAATGACGTAATACATCGTCTTTTGATCTGTGGAGAGAACGGCATCAACAAACGTACCGCCTAACCATGCGCTGCCATAAACGACAGGGATTGAATTGTTATTAGCCGGCGGCATTTGCTGCCGAGCGCCCATGTCCTGAGCCTGGGACGGCTTGCTACCAAACGCCCTTGTGACGACATAGGACACTGCAAAGTTAATTGCAAATGTCGCAGCCGCTAAAGCTATAGATCCAGCTTGTAACGTAACGCCAAGGGCTGATAAAACGATGGATGCTGGCATGATCTACTCTCGAAAGAAGGTCGCTTGCAGTGGTGCAAATTTGTATCTTGTGTAGTCAATTTCTGGTGAGCTGGGCATAAGACTCGTACAGACAATCTGAACTCGCTTTTGGTCAAGCATGTCTTGGGCTAATTTATTGAACCGCAGCCAAAGCCTGCCGCCAATAGATGTGTCTCTATATTCCGGCATGACCCACCACGCCACTTCGTGTAATTCCTTGACGGCGCTATTCCAAAAGTTACAAGTGACATAAGCGGCCAAAAAACCTCTTAGCTGATCGTCCACCAAAATAAAGCCGCGGCCTTTTAGCATCTGATAAAACAGCGAACGGACATGGCCTTCGTTCTGATTGTGTTTTAGTGCTTTTATTCCTGCTTCTTCTGCGTAGGCTTTCATCATGTCGATTAGGTGAGGCATGTCGTATTTTGTCGCGTATCTCATTGTCCAATTTGTCCGATCTGATCGATAACCCTTTGATTGTCATTTTCAACACCGCTTACTACATCTGACCCAGGAGAAGCCTGGGAGCCAGTTTGAGGTTTAGCACCAAAGTCAAAATATTGACCAGAGATTGCAGCCACACGGCTCATGCTTGCGTCCCTCGGAAGCAATGGATCGCTTGGATATAACTGTTGCCAACTATTTATGTTCGTTCTAATGCCGCTAATCTTGTTTTCTAAGATGGCCCTGAATGATGTGCAAGAAATGGAAGCAGTTACGGTTCTACTCCTGATGTTTTCGTTCCAATCTTCAGTCAAGCTGATGTTAGAAACGATCCCCTGGTAGCGCTTGAAGAACTGCGTTGAAGGACTCGTGATGATTTGATAATTGGAGTCAAAGAATCCGCGCCACACCTCTAGCGTCGATCCCTTGATGTCAGCACCAAGCACCAAGTTAACGTTAGTCGGATCAATGCCTATGAGACCTATCACCATATCAACTGACGTAGCCTTAATTTCTCGGTTTACCGCACCAACAGAAAGAAGGCTCCCGAGGCCCGAGAATGTATTGCCGCCAACAGTGATAGCAGCAGCCGCATTACAGAACGTATAGGTCGCAGAAGCTGTTACTAGTTTTACAAATTCGCCGTGGGTAATGCTTGCGCTATTTAGCGCCGTCATAGGGGTACTCATTGCACGTTCTCCCTAAAGACGAAATCAGAGTCCCAATCAACAAACGCGCCATTCGTCATGGGGTTTAAGGTGTATGTTGGGCAAACCTCAGCGACCACAGAAAACGTGCAAGCAGAGCCTACAGCGGTCAACGTCCCAGCAGTGGGCGTTCCTATCACCGGTCTATGCAAAGTCACGCTAACGGTTGATCCTGAGCCTCTCAGCACCTGTGCCGTGACCTTGTATGCGTAACTTCCAAGCTGAAGAAAATCACCGGCTTTAAACACAATCGTTGAGCTTGCAACTGAGGGAAGGTTGCCGACAGAAATCGTAGTTGCATTTGCGGCCGGAACAGAAGCAAGGGTAAGTGCCGCCGCTTGTACGCTTGTCAGTTCGCCTTGATAGCTTGTAAACCATGAAAGGTTTGTCGAGCTAAACGTGATGGTCGCCGCCGTTTGCCTGTCCAGGTTATCAATGGTCTGGATGACATCGCGAACCTGCGGGTAGTACAAGAACGAGTGAGGCTTGACTGTAAACACCCAAGGTACAGCGGTTACATATTGCGCCGTTCTGACCTGCCCTGACCGAGAATATTGCTGGCCTACCATCCTGCGGTTATTGACCGTAATAGACTGAGAAATGTCTAAGATTGTTTGAAAGCTCATGCTCGACCTCTCGGTGAGAGTGATTTCTGAGCGTAGGCATTCGCAGCCCAGACCGCTCGATTACTGCCCATAATTCGTTCCTCGAACGATTTAACGTCAATCGCCTGAATGTTATAAACAACGCTACCTCCCGTGGCCGCAAGCGCGTTGTTAGGGACAATCGTCCCGCTTGATTTCGGCACAAATAGCTCAGGGCCCTTTTCGCCAACAATGTAAGGTTGATTGCTATTAACCGGTCCACCGCTGGCTCTAAACAAATCCGTAAAAGATGAGCCAGAAGGAAGAAAAGAATCAATAAAACGATTAAGAGATTTTGTAGCAAGTCGTTGAAACAAACTCTTAGCCAAGTTTTTGAAAGCTTCGGCGGCTGACTTACCGCGCATAAACGCATCGACAATTTCAGCGCCAACACTTTTAAACCCGTCACGAAGGTCTTCCAACAATTCCTTCATCGGATCAATCTGACCCTTCATGTCGGCAAAGTATTTGTTGACAATCTTGAAGTATTGTTCTTCAGTGATAAAACCTTCTGACAATAACTGATCGACTCGCTGTAGCTTTTCACCGAGTATTTCTAACGGTGTCAGGGAAGCTTCAATTTCTTTTCTAGCAAGCGCAAGCATCTCCTCATAAGACTGCCCTTTGCCAGGAGAACTTGGCTTGTCAAATGGATCAGCATTAGGAAATAACGCGCCATAGTCAAGATCTTTAGCGGCCTCCTTAATGTCAGCCTGAACTTCGGCTAAAAAGTTTTTTCTAGATTCGTCCGTACCAAAAATAGCCGTCAAAAACTCAGGCTTTTCTACCTCTTTTGCAGCTTTGGCAGCAATCAATTCATTAGCCTTTTGCAGAGCTTCTGAACCATATTTCGCGGCCTCAAATCGCAAAGCAGCATCTTCACCTTCGCGTAACTTGCGAATCTGAGCGTCCAGCCCATCAATGTATGCCTTGGTTCTTTCGGCTTGGCGCTTAGCGTTTTTCTCGGCTTCGCTTTCTTCTTTCTTTTGAGTTTCGCTTTTCGCGGCCTGCGCTTCTTGTATGGTTGTGATTGTTTGCAGAAGCTGCTCTCTAAACTTAGCACCTTCTTTAGTCGCTTCTTTTGTGTTGAGTGCAAGGCTTAAAACAAAGTCGCGCAGCTCTTCAAACGTGCGTTTATTTTGGTCAAATGCTCTTAACTCTTCAAATAGCTTTTTGGCTTCCTCTTGAGAAACACCAAGATCCTTAGATAGCTTCTCTATAGGAGAATCCATAAAAGGCTTGAAGATTTCGGGGAGCGCTAACTTCCATATAGGCGCGTATTCATTTGTCAGCGCCTTAGTGAACTCTTTGATTTCGTTAGTAAGCTTTAGCTTTGATATGTCGTAAAGCTGTTGATACAAAGCCTTTAAAGCTGGCGCGGCATCGCTGTAATAACTCTCGCCAATATCTTTCAGCGATAAAGCGGCTTTATTGTTGGCAGCAACAAATTGAGCGGCGGCGCTTGATGCGTCTTTCGTCGCGTCCTCAAGAGTTTTTACATCTTTTGTAAGGCTTGAGAATGCAACAGTAATTAACGGAATACCGACTGCCGCAAGGCTACCAAGAACCACGCCTAACGTACCAAATCCGCTTAAAAGCTGCGGAAGCTGCTGAGTAAAGGCTTGAGCCGCCGACGTTCCAGAGGCTACCTGTACAGAAAAGTCCTGAACTTGATAACCAATATTTCTGAGGTTATATTGAAAGTTCTTTTTTGCATTGGCCGCATCGTTTAATGCGGATGAGTAAGACCTTGTTTGCTGGCCGGTAGATTCAAGCGTTTGGCCTAGCTCTTGAGCTTTCTTCTTGGCTTCGTCAGCGCCTTTTTTGAACTCTGCGCTATCAAGGCCCAGGCCGACTTGTAAACCGGCGATCATCTTACCTGCCATTGTTTCCCCCTAAGATGTCAAGAAACTCTTTGCGAAATCCTGGCAACGAAGTGAATGCTAGAAAATCGCGCTCTTGTCTTGTCATGTTGCTTGGAGGTATGAAATATTCCTCCATGTGCGGGAAAAACTCTTGAGGCTTCTTAGACTGTGCGTTGCGCGAGAAAGAAGACCCAATGTTCCAGACAATCGCCATCAGGTGCGACATAAGCATGAGGTTTTGCCTGCCACCTATCATGCCGTCGCGCCACATCAATTCTAACGCTCTTACGGTCGCTACATCAAGATTATCAAAGACTTCTGGCCGCTGTCCGTTGAATATTGCAGCAGCTCTAATCTGAAGATATAGCGACCCAGTTAGTTTTTTTTCGTTTCTTCGTAAGAGGGATCAACTGTCTTTTGCACAAGCTCCACAAGATGCTTGATATCAACCTCGGACAGCGTTTCAGAAATATCGTCATAAGACAGGGCAAATAAATCTTCGCCTTCCTTAAACCCGACAAGCGAAATCATTGCAATCTCGCGCATCTTTTGAATGGCTTTGTAACGCGCGGTAGTCCTCATGCTGGACCCTTGCACAATCACATCCTGATCGGAAACCGTAATGCCTTCGTCGGATGGCGTGGCAAACTCCCACAATGATTGCAAGAGCGCTTGATACTCAGCCTCGACAACTTCATCTGAAGGCTTACGCATCTTTGCCATCAGTTCCTGCATCTCGTTACGAGTAGGAACATAGACTTCTAAATCGTGGCCGTTAAACTGAATTGTCTTGTATTTTTTTCTCTGGAATCCGCCCAGACGTTCGTGTAGTTTCATCTTTTCGCCCTTTGTTTTGCTGCCCAATTGTTTAAATGAGTGCCTAGATCTTGTCTTAGTATTTCTAACATGTTTGGTATAGCAGTTTGAAAACCACGCCTTATAAAAGGTGTGGCCGCTTGGTCTGCCGTCCCATATTCACGAGCTTCGGTTGCAGGCCGGTATTCGCCCTTCTCGTCGTAATACTTAACACCAACATCAACATAACCAAAAGCAAGCGTATTTTGGTTTAGATACTTTCTCTTCTTGTCTTTGCCGGATGCAACTTTAGCGCCAGCACGAACCGTCGTCCTCATGCGGCCAGTATCTACAGGCGCAATTGATTTAATGTAGTCTTTTGCGGGAACAACAGCTTTCCTAAGAACGGGCACCAAGGATCTTTTGGCCGCAGTAGAGCCAAATTCTTGCTGCATGTCCAGAAGCGTTTTCTCCAGCTCCCTTAGCCCTTTTACCTCAAACTCCATTGGTAACAATCCGCTTGTAAATAAGATCGTTGAGCTTGATGACGTAATTCACGACCTCTTCTGGAGTCATGTCGGGCGCATGAGCCTCTGCTATCTTGTGACAGAGATTGATGTTAATCAAACGCTGTTGAGGATACCCAAACCAGTTCTTAGCTCCGGTTTGGGCTTGAGCGATGAGATAACTCAATAAATCATCACTCGCTCTTTGCATGAGCCCTCAGCACAGACAGACAGACTGCTTCGGCACCGCCGGGGCTGGCTTCCTGTAGGGCGGCATCCACCTCTTGTAAGGTAAAGGGATGCCCTTTTGCCATTGCATGAAGGTCGCCCCTGAATTCCGCCATCAGCGCCACTAATTCATCAAGTGTTGTTTGACCAGCCATATTGATTGCCTCTCGGATGAATCGTGAAAGTAACCTGAGCTTCTGCGCCAG